GACGACACCACGCAGGAAGCTGCGGACGCTGCGGCCCCGGCCGTTGATGCGCCCGTCGAGGGCTCCCGCGCAGCAGCAACCCCTGACCCCTACGACATTCTCAAGAAGGCTCGGCTCTACGCCGGCCGGAAGGACTGACCATGAGCGACGACATCAAGAACATGCTGGAGGAGGGTGCCAAGCGCTTCGCGGCGCTGGAGGGCAACCTCGAGACGCAGGCCAACCGCCTCAAGGACCTCGAGCAGCTGCGCGAGCGGCTGGCGGGCAGCTGGTCGAAGGACGACAGCAAGCGCCCGTTCAGCATCTGCGCGGTGCTGCGCGGCATGGCCGCCGGCGGCCTGGACGCCGCGGGCGCGTGGAAGGGCGCGGAGCGCGAGCGCGAGGCGGGCATCGCCGCCCGTGAGCGTGCGCTGTCCCAGGGCACCGACTCGGCCGGCGGCTACGTCGTGCCCGAGGAGTACATGGCCGAGCTGATCGACCTGCTCCGCAGCAAGGTCGTGGCGCTGCAGGCCGGTGCGACGCAGATGACGGGCCTGTCCGGCGCGCCCGTCAAGATCCCCCGGCTCGACACCGGCGCGACGGCGCAGTGGCAGACGGGCGAGAACACCTCGATCACGGCGTCCGACCAGGCGTTCGGCGAGGTGTCGATGAGCCCCAAGATGGCGACCGCGCTCACGAAGATGAGCCGCCGCCTCGTGGCGCTCAGCAACCCGTCCGTCGAGGCGATCGTCCGCAACGACCTGGCCGCCCAGCTGGCCCGCCTGATCGACCTGGCCGCTTTCCGCGGCTCGGGCTCGTCCGGGCAGCCCACGGGCATCGCCAACGTGTCGGGCATCAACACGATCACGTCGGTCGGCGCCATCAGCATCGACGACATCTACGACGCGCTGTACAAGCTGGAGGAGGACAACGTCCCCGGCAACCGCGTGGCGCTCGTGTGCCACCCCCGCACGTGGAACCAGCTCCGCAAGCTCCGCGCTGGCGGCAGCACCACGACCGACGGCGCGTACCTGATCCAGCCGGACCCCACGGTGGCCGCCCGCGGCACCATCCTGGGCTACCCGGTGCTGACCAGCACGCAGATCCCGATCACCCTCGGCGGCGGCACGGACACCGTGGCCTACTTCGGCGACTTCTCGGAGTTGCTGATCGGCCAGTGGGGCACCATGACGCTCGAGGCCACGGACTCGGGTGGCGACGCCTTCCAGTACCACCAGATGTGGGTGAAGGCCGTGATGGAGGTGGACATCGCGGTGCGCCACGCCGCCTCGTTCGTCGAGCTGAGCGGCATCACCGCCTAGCCGCCTGCGGATCGCTGAGCGCCGGGGCTGGTCACGCCAGCCCCGGCGCCTCTCTCGCCCAGGAGCGCCACGTGGACCTCACGACCACTACCCGAGTCCAGACACTGCTGGAATCTGGTGGTGCGACCGTGAGCCAGCACGCGACGCTCCTGGGCGACCTCGTTCCTGCGGTGAGCGCACGCGTCGAGGAGTACCTCGGCCGCAGCGCGCAGACGGCCAGCCGCACCGAGTACTTCGACACCGAGCCGTCCCTGTTCCGCGTCGTGCTCACGGCCTATCCCGTCACCACGGTGTCGCTGGTCCGGTACGACCCGCTGCGCGTGTACGACTCGGCCAGCGAGATCGACAGCACCGAGTACGCCGTGGACACCGACCGGGGCTTCATCAGCTTCGACCGCGTGGGATTCAGCGTGGCGATGCGCGGCCTCAAGGTCACCTACACGGGTGGCATGGCGGCCAACACGGCTGCCTTCGTGAGCGCCTTCCCGGCCATCGCCCATGCCTGCGACCTGCAGATTGCCAGCCTGATCCAGCGGCGGCTGTCGCTGGCCGCCACGAGCGCCAACGCGGGCGCCGGCAGCAAGGCATACGTCGGGGCCTACGACCTGCTGCCCGAGGTCAAGAGCACGCTCGACCTCTACCGCCGGATGGTCTAGTCGTGGCCACGTTCGACGCGGCGCGCTTCGACGAGGCGATGAAGCAGGCACCGGAAGCGCTGTTCAAGCATCTGCTCAAGGCGCTGGATGACTGGTCGCGCTCCTTCGCCACGAACACGATGGCGCGCCAGGCCAAGCGGGCATTCCGCACCAGCAAGCCGGGCGGCATCGCGGGATCGTTCAAGAGCAACACCTTCGGCAAGAGCCTGAACGACCTGCGCTCGCTGGTGTTCACCACGAACAAGTACGCCCGCATCCAAGAGTTCGGCGGCACCATCGTGCCGAAGAACCGGCAGTACCTGAGCATCCCGCTGTCTGGTGCGATGCAGGGACCGCGGGCGCAGCGCAGGGCACGTGGCAGTGCCTCGAGCTTCGGCTACGAAAAGACCTTCGTGCAGGAGGTCGGTGGCAAGCCCTACGTGTTCATCAAGACGGGCAAGCGCCGGCCGGCAGGCTGGACGCCCGGACAGCGTGACCCCAGCATCCAGCCCCTGTTCGCGCTGGTCAAGCAGGTCCAGCTGGACCCGCGGCTGGGCTTCTTCGCCACGTGGGAGCGCGAGAAGCCTGCGTTCACGAAGCAGGTGATGAAGGCTGTTGACGCCGCGCTGGACGGCCTCGGGAAGTAGCCATGCCGACGCCCAACGACCCGATCCGCGAGCGCATCGTGGACGACCTGGCCGACACGCTGCAGGCCATCACGGCCGGGGCGGCCTACTGGTACACGCCGGCCAACGTATTCAAGTGGCGCATGCCGCCCCCCGAGGCCATCGCCTTCCCGGCGATGTGCGTGCTGGACACGGACGAGCGCGTCGAGCGGGCCACGACCCCGCTGGCCCACCGGACCCTGAGCGTGACGGTCGTGGGCATCCACAGCGCCGACCTCATCGGCCAGAGCGACCGGGTGGCCAGGAGGCTGCTGGCCGACATCCAGAAGCGGGTGCAGGTGGATAGGACCCGGGGCGGGCTGGCGGTCACCACCAACGAGGTGGCGAACCGCATCTTCGTGGAGAGCCCCAGCGAGCCCGTGGTCGTGGTTGAGGTAGATTTGGAGATTACGTACCGGACAGCGCTTGGCGACCCCGCCAGCACGGCCCCCTGAGGAGACTGACACATGGCAACCCTGCTGAGCCGCCAGGCAATCGTCGCGGGCAAGATCGAGGTGACCGAGGGCACGGCCGAGACGCTGGCCGGCACGGACGCGCTGCTGGTCTACGACGTGGCGTTCACGCCCGACGTGGCGACCTTCGAGCGCACGCCCGCCCGCAGCACGCTGAGCAAGCTGCCCAGCGTGCGCGGTGTCAAGCTGGGCACCCTGACGTTCCGCACCGAGCTCAAGGGCTCGGGCAGCGTTGGGACCGCGCCGGAGTGGGACGAGTTCCTGCAGGGCTGCGGCTTCGCCAAGGCTGCCGTCTCGAGCATCGCCATCGGTGCCGTGACGGGCGGGCCCTTCCAGGCCGGCGAGACGATCACCGGCGGCACCTCGAGCGGCACCGGCCGCGTCGTGGGTGACGTGGCCACGGGCGCCTCGGTGGTGACCTACGTGCCGGTGAGCGGCACGCTGCAGTCGGGCGAGGTCCTGACGGGCGGCACCAGCGGCGCGACGGCCACGACCTCGGGCAGCCCGACGGCCAGCCAGGGCTTCGAGTTCAAGCCCGCCTCGAGCAGCGTGCCGAGCCTGACGCTGGCGCTGTTCCTCGACGGCATCCGGCACCTGCTGGTCGGGGCCCGTGGCAACGTCACCTTCTCGGCGGTGGTGGGCGAGCCCGGCTTCATGGAGTTCACGTTCACGGGCGTCTACAGCAGCACGACGGACGTGGCCATGCCCACGGCCACCTACGACACCACGGTGCCGCCGGTGTTCCTGGGCGTGGGCCTGAACTTCCACGGCTTCACGCCGGTGTTCACGACGCTGGACTTCGACCTCGGCAACGTGGTCGAGCCCCGCCGCAACGCCAACGACTCGCTGGGTGCGAAGTCGGCCATCATCACGGGCCGCAGCCCGACGGCGACGGTGGACCCCGAGCTGGACCTCGTGGCCAACTTCGACTTCTTCGGCAAGCTGCGCGACGGCAGCCAGGGCCGGTTCGCCTGCTCGATGGGCAGCACCGCCGGGAACAAGGTGACGGTGAGCAGCCCCAAGTGCCAGATCGACGGGCTGGCCGGCGGCGACCGGAACGGCATCGCCACGGGCACCCTGACCCTGAACCTCGCCACCTCGACCGTGAACACGGGCGACGACGAGCTCCAGATCGGCGTTCTCTAACCAGGAGGAAGCATGGGCCTCTGGCTCCGGCCGGGCACCTCGGTGCCCTACGTGCCTCGCGTGGATCGTGACAAGCCCGCCGCCGAGCAGCGGGTGTTCCAGCTGGCCGTGATGACGGCGGCAGACTACGCCGCGGTGCAGGACGCCGCCATCGTGGACTACGCCACCGAGGTACGACGCGGCACGCACATCCTCGAGCTGCTGCGCCGGGGCATCCGTGGCTGGTCGGGGCCTGACGCCCCGGCCTTCGAGAAGGACGCGCAGGGCTTCGCATCGTCGGCCAGCATCGACTGCCTGCCGGGCGCGCTGCGCATGGAGCTGGCCGACCAGCTCGACCGGATCAACACGGTGGGCAGCGACGAGGGAAAAGCCTAGCCGTCGCGGTCGCCTACGGCTGGGGTGCCACGGCGGCGAAGTGCGGCGCAGCCTGCAAGGCGCCGGAAGCGCGCAGGCGCTGGGGCTGTGACGCGCCGGCGCCGGAGGGGCAAGGCTACGGCATCCCCTGCCGCGACTGTGACGGCCGCAGCAAGACCTGCAGGACGTGCCTCGGTCGTGGGCAGGAGCGCGTGGACCGCTGCCCGGCATGGCACCTGCGGCGGCCTGGCGTGGCCGAGGCCGTGCGGGCGTGGACGTGGATGAGCCAGCACGGGCACCTCCCGGCTGCGGGCGGTAGCATGGACCAGACACGGTGTTTCCAGCAGGCGGCTCAGGTGCTGTCGGCTGCCACCGCCCGGCACCGCGAGCGCGAGGAGCAGAAGCGTGGCTGACTCGACCCACACGCTAGAGCTCGAGCTTCGGACCAAGGACTTCGCCAGCGCCAATCTCAAGCGCGTGGGCGAGGAGGGCAAGAAGGCTGGCGAGCAGATCAAGAGCGGCCTGTCGAGCGCCAGCGGCGGGGTCGAGTCGTTCAGCAAGAGCTTCCTGAGCCTCGACCCGTCCTTCAAGAAGGTGGCCACGGCCGGCCTCGGGGCCATGTCGAGCATCAACGCGGCCATCACGACGGCCTCGGCCAGCAGCGAGAACCT